CGATGACCCCGCCGGTGAGCGCGGCGGCGGTGATGGCGCCGGTGAGGGCAGGGAGTGCCGTGTCGAGGGCGCCGCGCGCTGCTGTCCCGCCGGTTACAGCCCCGGTCAGGGCCGGCAGCGCCGCGTCGATAGTGGCGTGTGCGGCGACAGCGGCGGTGAACGTTGCGGTGAAAGCGGGCAGTGCCGCGTTGAGGACACCGGGGGCCGCCACGTCGGAGACGAACACGCCGCCCAGCGCGGGCAGGGCAGTGTTGATGGTGCCGCGGCTTGTGGTAATCGCCGTGACGGCTGCGCCCAGGGCGGGCAACGCTGTGTTGATCGAACCGCGGGCCGCTGTTTCCCCGTCCAACGCCCCGACCAGGGCGGGAAGTGCGCCGCCGAGCGCGCCGTGAACGGCGACAACACCCGCCGCTGCGGCGGTCAGAGTGGGAAGGGCGCCGTCCAGCCCGCCCCGAACCGCCACTTCGGCTGCGAGCGTGGCGGTGAGCGTAGGCAGAACACCGGCCAAAACGCCGTGCGCAGCCACTGTTCCGGCCGCCGCAGCGGTCAACGCCGGAAGGACACCCGCAACGTCACCGGCCACAGCCACAGTTGCGGTAGCAGCACCAGTCAGTGCCGGCAGGTCAGCGGCCAACCCACCCGTGACCGGTACACCCGTGCCACCCTCGAACACGCCCAACAAGGCGGGCAGCGTCCCGGCGACCCCGCCGTGGACGGCGACGACCCCCGCAGCCGCACCCACCAGGGCGGGCAACACACCGTCGAGAACACCAGTGACCCCCGACGACGGCGGCGACAACACGATCTGCCCCGCCACCGACCACACCGCAGTCGACGCCGTAACCTGCTGTGTTCCGGACGCGGTCCCGTCGGCGAGGAACGACGCCACATTTTCGGCGCCACCCGATGTCGCCGACGTCTGCTTCCGGACCGCATACCCGGCCGGGGCCACGAATGTTGGCTGCGGCCCGCTCGACGACGCGCGGACCCCGCCGAACAGGATGACCCGGTCGTTGGCGGCCACAGTCTCGGCGGCGGTGTCGACCGCCGTGGAGGCGGTGGAAGAGTTCACCGTCACACCGGCGTCGCTGGGTGTCGGCGACGCACCCGAGTACACGGCCAACACAGCCGTCAACTGCTGCGACGACCCACCCGAGTTGACCGTGACCGTGCTACCCGGATCCCCCGACTGAACCTCGTAAATCCAGGCCGCGCATTGGCTGCCGGACCCGCCCGCGTTGTCGGTGGGGGCAATAACCTGCGTCCACCCCGACGGGGTGGCAAGGGTCGCGGTGCCGGTCGCCATTTTCCAGTCGGCGGTCATCACCGCGACCTGACCGGCCTGCGCCTCCGGCGGGATCAGGATGGAGCCGGTCCCCGCCGACACCGACATGGTGGCGCCGGCCACGTACAGCGGTGTAGCCGGGTCGCGGGTCTCCGAGACGGAGACCCGCGGCAGGATATGCCCGTAGCTGAACACCGGCACCGACGACGGCGACACCGTCGACCCGGTACGGGCCAACTGATTGGCGCCGCCACCTGTCAAATCGGGAACGTCCTGCCCGACGTCGCTCTGGTCAAAAACCCACAGCGCGGCCGGGTCCGTCGACGTCCACGCCGACAGTGTGAACGGCATCGAGTCGAGTTCGGCGTCGGACAGTTGCCGCCCGTAGTAGCCGACCGCGGCGATGTGCCCGTCGAACGGGCTGAGCGTGGACGCGTAGGTGCCGATACTGACGTTGGCGGCGGCGCCGGGGTCGCTGGTTGATGCTGTCGAGGACGTGTCGAACCGGGTCCACGCGTCGGTTGAGTACCGGTAGTAGTGGAATCGGGTCAGGCCGGTGCCTGTGCTTTTGGTGACGGCGACCAGTACCCATGTGTTGGTTGCCATGGTGATCGCCGTTGAGGGGGATTTGGTTGTTTCGTTGGAGATTAGGGCGGTTAGTTGTGAGGAGTCGTTTAGTCGTAGGGCGGCGAGGGTGTTGTTGGTGGCGGTGTAGACGCGGAAGGGGTAGGCGGTGTCGGAGGCTGTTACGCGGTTGAGGATTGCGACGACGGTTACGCCGTTGGTTACGGGGCGTGGGATGGTTCCGACTGAGAAGGTGATGCGTTCGGTGCTGGCGCTGGTGAATCGGCGGGCCACCGCTCACCGCCCCCTCAGGTGGTGCTGTATTCGATATTGATGGCGACCAGTTCTGCGTCGCCGGTTGCGGTGTCGGACCCGTTCGCGACAGCCCGCGCGACCCGGATGACGACGAAGTCGCCGGCGGCGAGCCCGTCATCATTGGTCAACGCCACGGATACTTCGTCGAGGTGGCCGGCGGTGCCGGGGACGGTGGCGGTGCCAACGTTCGCGGATCCGAAGTCTTGGGCGTCGACATCCTGCGAGTCGCCGTCTGATGTTGCGGACAGGCGCACGTCCCACGCCACCCCGCCTGAGGTTGCCGACGCGGCCTTGTATTGGATTTTCGCGACCGGTGTTGACACGTAGTCGGCGGGCATGCGGAACGACCAGCAGGCCCACTCTTCGGTGGTCGTGTCGTAGGCGAGCTGGAGGAAGTAGATGCCGGGCGCGGACGCGGACGACTTGACCCGCTGCACCGCCGGTGCCGCGTTCGACGCGGACCCGTCGGGCAGGACCGCGCTGCCCGGAGTTAGAAGGATTGACCCGGTGGCGATTACGCACCCCCAATGTCAGGTTTGAGGTTGGGGGGTCAGGCGCCCGACGGCATTGTGATGACGCCGCTCGTTATGGACACTTCTGCGCCTGACGTGACCGCGACCGTGTTCAGTGTCAGGTCCCCGCCGCCCCCGGTCGCGGTAACGGTGCCGTCCACCACACCAAGCCCAGTACCGGCGGCCTCATCGGAGTCGAGGATCCGGAAATAGCCTGCCGTGCCGGTCGCGTTCGCGGACGTGTCCACCAGAGCGGGGGTCACATCCAGCGTCGCCGCACCCGACGACGCCGCCCCGAAAGCCGGATCCGACAGGGTGAACTCGGCAAGCAGCGTCCCCGACGCCGACGTGGCCGGAGTCGCCGGCTTCGTCCCCGTATAGATACGGATCACACCCGCACCCGACCCGCCATCGACCAGATCGACAACCGCGTCGCAGGCGGCGTTCCGGGCGGCGGTGCTGATACTCAACGCCATGCTTTAACCCTCTTCCTCACGTGCCTGGGCCGAGATTCGTCAGCCACCACCGCAACGGATACGAACTCGTAGCCAAAATGTTCCGCAAACCGGACGTGACCTGCCCGTACAGGCGCACCGTCACCGCACCGGCCACCACATCACCGGCCTGGACCACATACCGGGCCGGGGGTGGGCACCGGTACCCGGACGGCATGTACCAGGCGCCGAGGCCGCCGGGGTAGCGGGACGTGCCCGTGCCCGTGGACCAGAAGGTGGTGTCGTCGTCGGCGACGATGGTGACGGCATCGAGTTGCATGTCGTTGCCGGTGGAGTCGACCAAAAAGTCGGGGGTCAGTTCCAGGATGTCGCCCGCCGCAGCGGTGATGGTGACGTCGGGGCCGAGCGCGGTCCAACTGTCGTCGTCGCAGGTGACGTTGCCGGTGTCGACGAACCCGGTGCCCTCAACGAGGACGGTGGTGCCGGCGGGGCCACCGCCGCCGGGGACGGCTGCGAAGGAGCGTGAACCGGTCACAGCGCCCGCACCGACACTTTCGGTGTCCCGGCTGAGATGAGTTTGATGACGGAGTCCTGCCCTGCGGTTTCGTCCGGCACTTCGACGGCGCCGATCGCGGCCGGGAGGACGTGGGTGTTGTCGCCGGCAACGGTCGGGACACTGTCGTCGGTGGTGAAGTAGACGGCCGCGACGCCGTCGACGTTGACGACCTCAATGCGGGCGGCGTTCGTCGCGAGGTTGACGGTGGCGACGGTGTCTGCGACGAGGGTGACGTGTTTGGTGCGGGCCACAGTGTCCCTCCAACAGGGCAAACGGGTGAAGGGACAACGCGGTCAGGATGTGGGTGGCGGGGTCCGGCCGATCAGCGGACCCCGCCACGACTATCAGGTGTCGATCAGACCGGCGGTTCGTAGCGACCCGAGCAGGGCATTCACCTTCGCCCGGATCGCTGTCACATCAGCCAGCAAAGCGTCGAACTCGTCATCATCTGGGGCCGCACCCGCCGCCGCAGCAGCGGTCAACGCCCCCAGGTCGGCGACTGCGGCACCCTGCGCCATCGGCTGCGCATCCAGCCTGCGATCCACATCGGCGTAGACGGTTTTCACCCCGGACAGGCCAACCACCCGCACATACAACGTGTCGTACGTGTCCGGAAACCAGAACTGCGGCAGCAGCGACCCCGCACCGACCGTCACCTGCGACCCGGAAATTGCCGCCCCCGGGGTTTCGGTGCCGTCATACGTGAGGATCGCGGCCAAGGTGGTGCCGGCCGAGTTGCTGTAGACGGTTGCAGTGCGGCCGTGCGCCGACTGGCCCCGGCCGAGGTCGACGGTGCGAGATGCCGCGTCGGGTCCGAGAAGTTCCGCCATCACTTACCTCGCTTCAGGGCGGCCATCAAGTCACTCTTCGACGCCTTCGACGCCTCATCCCGATCCAGACCCTGGACGACTGCGTACTCGACCCAGGTCTCAGTCGAGGCCCGCCCGTCCGGCGCGGACCCGTCAGCGGGCAGCTTCGCCTTCGCGTCGGCCCGCCGCCGTTCCGTCTCCCGGTCTTCGGGGGACGACCCGGTCGCAGGCTTGACCCCGGCGCCACCGTCGCCGGCCCCGTCCGCATCGGCGTCGCCTGCCGTCGGAGTGGGGATCCCCACCGTCGGGTCCTGCTCGATCGACGCGTTCGGCGCAATCGGTACCTCGCCGACCTCAGCAACCAGCCCGACATCCAGCAGGTGCCTCAACCGGGCCTCGTCAACCCCGTCAGGAAGAAACGCACCCTTGTACAGCAGGTTGATCGCCGAAACCCCAGAAATGTCGACAACCTCGACGTGGGCACATTCACCCACCACCTGATACCGGCGCTGCCGCCCCTCGCCGCCCTCGGTCACGTCATCCATCACGACGTACCCGTGATCTTGCGGCCGGCGAGCGGGTCCGTCACCACCGGAACCGTGATGCGACGCGCCCACATGTGCCACGCGTCCCGCTCCGCCACCCGGCGGGTCTGAACCTGCACCCCGTTGTCGCCACTGGAGTAGCCCGGGTCGTTGTCCGTCTCGTCGGCCATGCCACCCACCGCGCGGGAATCCAGCACCCAGACCGCCGCCGTGCCGCCGGGCATGTTCCCGACCGGCGTCTTCAGGATCTTCAGCCCGGCCACCGACTCGATCGTCCCGCCGTAGACAGGATTGTCGGTGGCTTCACGCCGCCGCAGGGTGGCGATCTTGTCGTCGGCGATCATGTACGCGTACGCCGTGTTCGTCATGAGCACCGTGTCGGCGCGGTAACCCATCTCCTGCCCGTCCACCGCCGCCTTGGCCAGCTCCAGGTCGAGAAGAATGTCGGCCGACCCGGTCGACCACGCCGCCGCAGCCGCAGTCGTCTGCGTCACCCCGCTGGCGACCGCCGCAATGGCCAGCCGGTCCACCTTCTGAATGACGGTGTTGACGATGATGCGTAGCGCCCAGTCGACGGCGTCACCCATCGGCACGCTGCGCTTGATCCGTTCGTCGGTGAGTTCAGTGGCCTGCCCCCACTTGGACACGTTGGCCAGGGCCGCCGTACCCGACTGCGGCAAGGCACGCGGATACTCGGATCCGGGAGCGACAGCCGTAATCGAGCGGCTCGTGAACAGCGGCTGGTCGTTGACCTCGTACGAGACGGCGCCGCCCGCCGTCCGGAACTTCGCCGGCAACAGTTCGTCTGCGATGAACCCGATGTCGGTCAGCATCTTGAGGCGGCGAGAAATGGTGGCCGGCTGTTGCAGCATCCGGTTGATAGTGAGCAGGTCCCCGCTAAGGCTCGCGGGGGCCGGCGGGTACGTCTGGAGAGGCATCGCGCCTTTCCCTTCCGCCCAGCGTGGGCACATGAAAAAGGCCCCGCACGCTGAGCGCCGGGGAGATCGAAAACTGTGGTTGGGGTTGCTGGGAAAAGCGGGGATCTAGCCGAAGGTGGCTAAATCTCCATCCACGTCACTTCGGCCGTGTCCGCCGCCGTCGTCATGGCAATGCCGACGTTGGCAACGTGTGCGGCAGCCGACGCCACCAGACCGGTCGCCGCAGCGTTGACCCGCGCACCGGCGGTGACGCCACCGGAGTTGACCGACACGTGGACCTGACCACGGCCGTGGACACCCACCTGGGCGCCGGATGCGGCATTCGTCGTGAACACGCCAATGACGGCGGCCGAGTCGGCACCGGCGTGACCAACGGTGCCGTTGCCGGACACGGCGGCCAGCCGGCCCCCGGTGACCGCCTCAGAGGTGGTGCAGGTGATGACGTCACCTGGCATGAACAGCGGAGCGTAGTCAGCCATCAGTTGGCCCCCGCCTTCTCGGTGGTGCGGAAGTAGCGGTCATAGTCGGTGTCGAACTTGGTGTCGGTCGCCTCGTCACCGGTGCCCGTGTAGCCCGATGCGGCGACAGGGACGGCGGTGCCGGGGGCGATGGAGGCGAGGATGCGGGTCACGGCTGCGGGGGCGGCGTCGTAGTCGGTGGCCCACTGGTCCCGCTGGCTTGGCGGGAACTTGCCCTGCTGCTGTGCCTCGTCGAGGACGGACGCCTTGACGGTCGCGGCTTCCTTCGCCTTGACGGCGGCGAGTTCGGTCGTGACCTGCTGCATCTGGGACGCCAGAACACTGACCTCCTTCTGCAGCTCGTCACGCTCGGCCACAGCCGCCGCGGATGCGGCGACCAGTTCGGCGGGTGGTTCGCTGACGGTGTCGGCCTTGGTCTTCAACGCGTCGATGGCGGCAAGGGCTGCCGCCTCGTCCGCGTCGTCGGCGAGGCCGAGCCGCGAGCGCATGTCATCGCTCAAGGACACTGGGTCCTCCTTTGTCGTCTCGGGTGTTACCTGCTCCGGCTCGGCGCCGGGAGAATTTGGGGAATGAGAAACGCCGCCCTCGTCAGGCGGCGTCTGCGGTTCCTGCGGTTCAGTAGTCGGCGGGGGTTCGACGGGTGGCGGTTCGATCGGCTGCGTCGTCTCCAGATCGGCCACCGCAGGGCGGGACTCCTCACGCGACGCGAACACCACCGACGCGGCGACGCGGTCCTCGTCGTAGTCGACGAAGTCGGGCATGACCCGCGACAGTTCCCCGAACGTCACCGTGGTCTCGCCAACCGTGACGGGGACGCGGTAGAACGTGCGGTCGGCCTCGTCGAGGACGATCGCCTCACCAGCACGCACCACATGCACATGTTGCGAGAACGGTGCCCCGCTGCTGTTCCACGCCTCACGTACCCGATCCGCCACAGACGGCTGAGGGTTCGGCATTGCACCTCCATCATCAGCGGCGTTGACCTTGCGACGGTTGCGGCGGTCACCCGGCCACATGCCCGTCGCGGACTTGTGATACTCGGCGCACAGTCCCTCGGGGTCGCGGACGTGTTCGCGTAGTTCCTTGACGCACCGTTTGAAGTCGCTGTCGGAACCCCACCGGATCTTTGCAGCGCCCTCGCCGCGGACCCAGTAGTTCCGCAGCGCATGATCGCTTCCTGGCCCGTCGGCTGCGGCTACCGCTGTACCGGGGATGGACGCGGCAATCCGCACCTCACCCACACTCGCGGCGACCGGAACGGAATCGAACAGGGCGCGCACGTCATCGAGGCCGCCGATCGGCTTCAGAGTGCCGACGCCGGGGCGCGTGACGCCGAGCAGGGCGACACCGTCCAGCACAAACGGATGGACATGGTTCAGCGCACATCGCCTGTTATAGGCGCCTTCGATGGAGCGGTCCGGATAGGCGGAAGCCAGGACACCGTCGAGCCAGGTAGGAATCCCGACGTAGTCACCGACCAACACGTTCCCACCCGCGTCGACGCGTAGGTTCTCGATCCAGCCGATGGCCGGGTCCCCGTCAGACGCGGCGAACCGGCTGTCCTGGTGCCCCACACGCACGTAAGGTCTGCGGACTGCGGGGCAGCGTAGAGCTGCGACGGCGGCGGCGAAGTCTTCCGGCGCAGCCCGCCAGACACCAGTCGACAAACCCCAGGTTCCTGTGCGGGCAAGTTCAACGTCTTCACGGCGGGTCAGGTCAATGGCGGGCATCGGTCACCGCCCCTCACTCATCATCGTCGTCGCGGTCGCCGAGGACCCAGCGTCGGAGCGCTTCCCGGTACACGACCTGCCCGGCGTCGACGAGGCCGAGGGTTTCGTGGAGGCGTTGCCCGGTCGGGCACAGGTATGCGGAGCGTTGGTCGCCGTCAGCGTCGGTGTAGACGCCGACCAGGATCCAGGCGCCGACCATGCCTTGGGTGGT